GAGTTCAGCGAGGCGAAAGCCAAACTGGTCACCGCCGTCACCAAGCGAGCAAACCTACTTGCCTTCGAGGTTGTCACCGAGAAACTCAGCAACCAGAGCGAATACCGACTTACCAACATTGTTCGTGGTGAAATGGTCGGCACGGCGGTAGAGACTCAATACGCCCAAGATGAAAAGCAAGTCAACTACCTGCGTAGTTCCGACATTGCTGAAATAATGTTGTTGCCGACGCTCAATGACTACGAGCAGTTGAGCGAGGCGCTAACTATCAGCGGTGAGGATAGTATTACAGCCTCATTCAATGACGACGAAACTTCTTACCCAGAAGACCTGCCTAACAAGGGTTCAATCGCATACTTTGAGACAGGAAAGACTCAAGAAGGTTACTAATGACAATCCACTACCCCACCAACGCCGCCAGCCTCCCAGCCGCCCAGTTCCATTGGGTTGATACAAACGGCAACACCATTGACCTCAGCCAAGGCTGGACGTTCAAGATGACCGTGGGGCAACCGCCTTCTCTTGCCAAAATAACCAAGACAACTGGATTCGTTGGACTCTCGACCAACCCCAACTTGTTTGTCGAATGGGCACCCAACGAACTTGCCGTACTCACACCCGGTATGTGGTACATCCAACTAACAGCAACGAACAACACGGGGCACTCACGCATTATGACCGGCACAATGCGCATAGATGCCTCAGTATTGGAGTAGTGAAATGTCTTGGACTTACTCAGAAGACCCAACCAACTCGCCTAAGGACGCTGTTCGCTTTCTGATTGGCGATACAAACGCTGGCGAGCAGTTGCTTCAGGACGAGGAAATCGCTTGGTGCTTGGCTGAGGTGAATAACGAGCCGTATCGAGCCGCCGCCAACGCCTGCTCCAACATCGCCGCTACCTTTGTAGGTCTTGCCCAGAGTGAGAGCAAGACGGTTGGTGGTCTTGACCTGAGCAAGTCCTATGGTGACCGTGCTTCTCGCTACAAGGCGCTCAGCATGGAACTGCTACAACGCTCACGCCGTGTCAATACGCCAATGCCCAACGCCAATCCTAGCGCTCTTGGTGCTGAACTGGTTGTTGGTGGTCTTGACCCTTACTGGCTCATGCCGAACTCATGGCCCAGCGACTCGGCTTTGGGTGTATCAACGACGTATGGCACTGGTTCCAACCCCGAATACGAGGGTGAAGGAATCGGTATGACTATAGATAGCGACCTGTAATGATTGACCAAGACCTTCTCGCCATGATGACCCAAGAGATTATGGTGGAAATCATCGTGGCGACCCCTAACGCAACGGGTCAAAGTGCCCCTGCGGTTCTTGACGGGTATGGTCGTCACTACATCGAATCTGACGGGACTAGCGACTCTTTGGTGGAATACGGCTCAAGTCACATTATTAAGTGCCGCCTTGAGTACGAAATCAAGGTTCTTGCCACGGTGGACGGACGTGACCGTGTAAGTAGCGGACGTGCGTATCTTGACGGGTTTTATCCGCAAATCACCACTGAAGCACGAGTAACGGTTCCCAGCCAAACACAGCCAGCCCTACGAAACCCAATCCTTATGTACGTCGAGAACAACTACGACGAAACAGGCTTGATGGGATACAACACAGTCCTCCACTTCGAGTAGGTGGTGGAAAGTGGCTAAGGACATAAGCATCAAACTGGACGACAAAAGCGTTCAGGCGCTCAAGTACAACAAAAATAACCTTCACAAAGAGGCACTCTCGGCGTTCAGGCAGGGTTCTATGAAGGTAATGACAAAGATTTTTGAGGAAAGCCAAGAGTTAGTTCCAGTGAAAACTGGTGCTTTGCGTGATTCTGGTCAGTTGATTACTAACGAAGTTGCTGGGCAAAACAAAGAACAAGTTTCTATACAGTACGGCAATGACATTGTTGATTATGCCGTTTATGTCCACGAGGAACTACAGAACGCTCACGCCGCTCCAACTCAGGCAAAATACCTAGAAACGCCAATGGCGCAAAATGAAAACAACCTCTTTGCTGAAATAAAATCCCGTATTGCCCAAGTACTGAGTTCTCACGGATTTGGCACCAAAGGTGGCTCAGGTAGCATTAGTAACGACCTGACGGAACCCAATGACGACTTTATGGATACAACTTCTAGTGAAATGACGGGCGAATAATGACAACACTTCTTGACGCAATCGGACAATACCTGCCAGCCCAAACCGCTTCATTGCCGTCCAATCAACAACTCACCCTTGGCGTTAACTTGTTTCTTGGTCGCCTTCCTGCCGAGGCACCAAATCAAGTTGTCCTTGTTCAGCAGTACTTGGGAACACCGCCTTCTTTCACAATGGGTACCGCTGTCAGTGCGATTGAGCACCCTCGTGTCCAAATCCTTGTTCGTGGCAACCCTGAGGACTACCCCGGCGCTTACGACCTAGCCGAGCAGATTCGCCAGATACTTGGTGGAATCACTCAGGAAACCGTGATTGACGGTATTGACATCCTGCGCTTCGAGCCGACGGGAACACCAAACCTCTTGGCGTATGACGAAGTAAACCGTCCTCGCTTTGTAACAAACTTTCGAGTTATGGTTCAGCAGTGAGCGAACTAGAACTTGTCTTAGAGTGCATACGAGCAGCCAAGCGCAGTAACGAGGCTTCTCTTGAGGCGCTGAACGCAGTAGAGAAACTACTGTCGCCACCAGATGCTTGTAAGCACGAAAACACCGTCGAAGTAACGACAATGACTGGCACTTCGCTTGTCTGTGACTGCGGAGTTGTAATAACGAAGTAATGTATCCCTGTTTGCGCTACTGGCTTATGCTAAACTGCCATTTAGCGCCAACTGACTAGGAGATACAACATGGCAAGACGCAATGTGTCGTCGGTTATTGAACCCAACTACACACCTTCTTGGCACAAAGAGGAAGTTTGGGGCGAAATCAACCCTGACGACCCAGTAAAGGTCAAGGGGCAACTTGGCGCTTTCGTGTTTAAGCACACTCACGTCAAGGACGAAGAGGTAATCGCTGTCATTGTCTATGGCGGAACCAACGGAAACACCACATTTAGGGCGTTTTACCCTGACCGTGTGACCAAGATTGTTCCCAAGACCAAGCGCAAGCGTCGCACCAAGGACGAGGACGAGGACTAGACCCCCACCAAGGGAGATTTTGATTTTCGGTGGTAGCATTTTGCGGTAAGGCGACTCCCGAAAGGCAGACAATGGCGAAGTCCAAAGTGGCGTACATCATCACGAAAAAGTCAGATTTGCACTACAACGGGAAAACCGCTGCTCGTGGTGAAACTGTTACGGACTTGCCCGGTGAGTCAATCACTTGGTTGCTTGCTGACGGCTTTATCGCTCCAGCGCCTAACACGCCTACTGAAAACGCCCCAGAAGCCTCAGAAACGCCTTCTGAGCCTGTCTCTGACGAAACTAACGGGGGTAACTAATGGTTAGTTTTGTACATGGTAAGAATACTAAAGTCCTCTTTACTAACCCCACGGCAAATGCCTGCTACGACCTCTCACCTTTCTTTAACGACGTGTCAATCACCAACGACGTTGAGGCGACGGAAGTAACAACCTTCAATCAGGCTGGCGTTAAGTCCTACATCCCCGGCTTGCGTGACGGCAACTTCACCTTGTCTGGCTTCTACGACGGCACCTCAAGCGGTGTTGACGCAATCTTGACCACTGCCATTGGCAACACTGCTGACGAGGCAATCCTTGTATTCCCCCAAGGTGGCAACACCCAGAACGAACGTTGCTACGTCGCTCAGGGAATCCAAACCAAGTACGACTTGAAATCACCTGTGTCTGGCGTAGTCGCCGTAGACGCAGAAGTTCAGGCAGACCATGGCGTTTGGAGTGCTCGTGGTCAGGTAATCACCACTTCTGGCAACGGAAGTACGACTTCGCTTGACGGCTTTGGCTCAACCACTCGTGGTGGGTTGGTCGTCATCGGCGTTCTCTCTTTGACGGGAACGTTTAGTGTCACATTGCAACACTCACAGGACGGCTCGACTTGGGTAAATGCCACGTCTGCCCTGACCACAGTGGGTACTGAAATCGTGAACACGGCATCACTGCCAACCACCTTGTACCGCTACACACGTCTTAACTGGACTTTGAGCGGTTCAGGAGCCTCAGCCAACATTTATTACGGGTTCGCCCGTTTTTAGAAAGGAACAACCATGCCTACTTTTCAGCACGGTAAGAACGCATTTCTCGCCCTTGGGTACGACATTGGAACGACTGCTTCGACGCTCTCGTCTACTTTGTCGGGCACTTCGGCTTCTATCACTCTGGGTTCAGGCACAATCCTGAACACTGAAGAGCCAATCGTTGCTGGTGGCTCGGTCTACGGTCTGTTTATCAACGGCGTACCGAACTACTCGGCTTCTGCGCCAAGCACGACGACCACTCTGGGCGTTTCAGCATCGGCACCTAGCGGTTCGGTTGTTCTGCCAATGATTAACATTTCGCCCTACATCAATGACATTGGCTTTCCACAGGACGTTGAGCCTCAGGAAACCACGACGTTTAACGCCGCTGGTGTTAAGTCCTACATCGTTGGTCTGAAGGGCTACAGCCTAACGTTCTCAGGTATGTACGACCCAAGCGCTTACGGCGGTTCGGACGGCGCTTCTGGTGGTATTGACCAGATTATGAACGACCTGTACGCCTTCCAAAACACTGGTGCGTTCATTCAGTTCTGCTACGGACCTGCCACCCCCGGCGCTTTTGCTGGTGTCACCCCGTCAATCAAGTACTTCGGTCAGGGTATCTCGACCAAGTATGACCTCAAGAGCAGTGTCAATGGCGTTATCACGTTCGATGGTGAAATCCAAGTCACTGGCATCGTCACTCGTACTACACTCTAGGAAATAACCAACTAAGGAGAACCGACACCTAATGTCAAACCTGTCACAGCAGATTTTTGCTACCGACGACATCGCTACTCGCACTATTACCGTAGATGCGTGGGGCGTTGAAGTCCTAGTGAAAGCACTCACCGCCAAGGCTCGCTCACAGATGCTTGCTGACGCAATCGAAAACGACGGCAAGTTAAACCTAAGCCAAGCGTTGCCCGATTTGGTGATTCAATGCACCTACGACCCTGAGACAGGCGAGCGTGTTTTCCTTGAGAGTGACCGTGAGGCACTTATGGCAAAGTCGGCGGCTCCTATTGAGCAAATCGCCAACGTTGCTATGGACCTGTCGGGTATGAGCGAGGGGGCTGTTGACGCAGCGGGAAAAGACTCATCGCCAACCCAGACAGACGATTCATCTACGAACTAGCGGAGAAGTTGGGGCGCACGGTTGGCGAGTTATTAGAAGGCTCCCCAGCACACCGACCTCTCTCGTCTAGCGAGTATGTCGAGTGGCAAGCGGTTTGGAAGTTACGGGCATACGAGCAAGAACAAGCGATGAAGGGAAGCAACTAGCAACACAGAGAGAGGCGGTGAAAAATGGCAGAAGAAACTAACAGAATCAGTTATATCGTCGGTGCTGACGTTACTAACTTCAAAGGTGCCATGTCGCAGGTTGAGCAAATCGCCAACGACTCCGCCGATAGAGTTCTTGGTGCCTTCAAAAACGTAGGTTCGTTTCTTACCAAAACCATTGGTTTTATTGGTTTTGTAGGCGCTATCGAAGGCGCTGTTGATTCCGCCTCCAAACTTGCTTCAGCGCAAAACGTTCAAGCGACAATCCTTAGCGACCAAGTAAAAAACGCCAAGGTACTGCAATCTCTTGACATCCAGCGTGACGCAATCACGCACGAAAACTATTCAGCAACCTTAGCGAGTATGGCAACGATGTACTCGTTGCAGACTGGTATTAACCGCCAGCAAATCACCTCGGCACAAACCCTGCTCCTGACCAATCAGGACATGGCAAAGATGTTCACCACTGGTGCGAAAGTACAAAGTGGTGCATTTAAGGGTATGAACGCCAACCTTTTATTGGCAACGCAAACTGCTGGTGACTTATCAGCCGTTATGAGCCAAGGCGGTGGCGGTGGTTCGGGAAGTATGGCTGGTGCGGCCAAAGCACTCAACCGATTGCTTACCGACCCTGCCAAGCACTTGAGCGCCATGACACGCTTTGGTGTAACCCTTTCTGACGCTGAGCAAAACCAGATTAAGTCAGTGGAAAAGACGAACGGTTTGTACGCCGCTCGTGAACTGACTATGAAGGACATCGAGAAGCACATTGGTGGAGCAGCCCAAGCCGCTATGTCGCCAGTTGAGCGCCTACAAAACGACTTCCAAATCTTGTACCAAGACTTCGGTAAGTTGTTCCTGCCTATTCTTGACACGTTGGCAACAACTCTTGGAACACTGGTTCAGGCTCTTGAGCCAGTCTTGGAACAACTAAGCATCAGTATGCAAAGTATGGGTTCGTCAATCGGACAGACATTAGGTGAAATCTTTACCATGTTTAAGCCATTCTTTACACTCCTGACCCAAGACCTTCTCCCTGCTTTGCAACTGGTCATTGAGCCATTAACAAAAATGGTTTCCAGTGTTCTTACACCGTTGAGCGAACTGTTCGGAAAGTTTGTTGATACAACTGGTCCGTTGGGTAAGTTGTTTACGACACTGGGTAACGTCCTCAACGCTTCGCTGACCAAGGCGGCTACAGAACTGGCGGAATCATTTAGCCAAATGGTTCAAAACGGTTCTATACAAAACATTTTTGACTCTCTTTCTCAGAGCCTGACCATCCTTGCTCCCGTACTTCCTGAACTCGTTACGGCGTTTGCCCAACTTGTTGTGGCACTTACTCCCCTTGCTGTTCAGGTGCTTCAGGGTATGGCAAGTGCCTTCGTAGTCTTTGCCACGGGCTTGCGCCTAGTTGCTGGCATTGTTGCCCCCGTTGTTAAAGGTTTAGCGGACGTGGTGAAAAACAGTGGAGAACTTGGAAAGGTTCTCGCTATTGTCGCTGGTGTTTGGTTTACACGCAACTTATTCCTAACGCCGATTATGGCGGCTGGCGGTGCTATTGGTGGGCTAATCACCAAGATGGGCGAACTCTCTCGTGTCGCCTCGTCAACTGGTGGTGTCGTCAAGGACGCATTTAATCACCGTGGCATTGGCGAGAGCATTATGGGTCGTTCAAAGGGCTACGCAAGTGCTCGCACCCTTGAGGAAGAGCGTGAACTAGAACGCCTTAGGAATAAGAACAACCCTAAGGACGAAGCACGAATCAAGGAACTTGAGTCAAAGATTGAAAACCCCAAGTCGCTGTACCAAGGTCTTGAGTCTTTCCGCAAGTCGTACAAGGAAGAAGGCGGTGGGCTTAAGGGTCTTATTGCTGGGCTTAAGAACTTCAGCAAGACGGCAAACCTCGGTCAAGTGAGTGACCACGCCACCGACCAACTCTCGGCTACCAACAACCTTGTCGAAGCCCTAAACAACTTGACCGCCAAGATTAGTGGAATGAGTACTGGTGGGAATGGAAACCCACTTACTGACGCAAAGAACGATTTTAACAAAGCCAAGGGTCTTTACCAAGACGCAAAGCAACTGAGCAAACTCGGAAAACTGGCTGGCGAAGGAGAAGAAGTCGCTGGTGTAGCCGCTGAGGGTGGTGAAATCGCCGCTGGCGCAGGAGAAACTGCTGGCGTACTAAGCGGTGGTCTTGCCCTCGGACCAGAGACGCTGGGCGTTTCAGTAGCCGTAGCGGCCGCAGCGGCGGCTTACATCAAGTGGCACAAAACCATTAACCACGCAATCGGTGTAGCAGCGCATCACCTCGAAAACGGTGCCAAAGACGCACTCAAGTTTGGCGACAAGTTGGCTCACGGAGCCGCTCACGCAGTTAGTGATGTAGCCAAGGGCGCAGAACACTTGGCTGGTGGAATCCTTCACGGCATTGGTGGCTTCTTTGGCGGTCTATTTGGCGGTCACAGCGGTGGCGGTTCCAAGGGAACTGAAGGAATGAACGGCAAGTTCACCTACACCGACGGCGCACTAAACGTCAATATCGCTGGACACACCCTAAGTACGCAAAAGGCACAAAACCTTATTGCTGGCATTAGCGCCCCCCGTGCTGGTATCAGCAGTTGGACGGCTCTCAACGCCCAAGCGGCACTGCGCAACGGAACTCGTAGCGTTACCCCTGAAAATGAGGGTGCTGGAAACGTAAATGTGACGGTTGCGCCGGGCGCTTTTGTACTAAATGTTCAAGGAAATATTGACTCGGCAAGTATGGCTGACGTAAAGAACCACGTCGCTGAGCAGTTTAACAACCTTCAGTACCAGTTGAAGGTTATCGG